ATCTATCGGCTGGCTTTATCTTAACTGCTGACATCTACTAATTTCCTGTTAGCGATATGGGCCTTCTTGGTGTTCTGTTTGCTTTGACCATATTCCACGGCATGGTGATTATCTAAGAGTGCTTTGCATAACCACTTTCTGCCTGTCTTGAAATCCCCCAGGTAGCGTCCGTACTTCCCTTTCTCCTTGGTCTTGATAATCGCTGTTGAGCCAACGGGGATGAAGTTCTCGACAAATCTCTTTGCCGCAAACCCAAACACTTTCTCCTGCTTATCTCTAGTACGACATTCGGGTGTATCAATTCCAGCAAGACGAATACGCTGGCTGCACAGCCAACAGTCAAAACCAAGGTCAATATCAACATCGACGGTATCTCCATCTATAATTTTGATAATTTCACATGAGTATTCAAACATCTTTAAATCCTTAAACTGAGCTGATTTTCATCGATTGTCTTTCTACGAATAGACTGATTGTAATCATCAAAGCTAACAGTCTTAAAAATTGCTTTGTGGTTTACCCATCGAGCAAATCTTCGTTGGTACTCGTCTTCTTTGTTGTAGGGCATAACGAAAGGATTAGCTCCATAGCTCCGCAACACTTCTACTCGGTGTAAGTCCTCTTCTGGGGTGCTGTGGTAGCCAATGAGAACGTAAAAGGCCATTTGGTAAGGCTTAATACCAGCATCCATACAGGTTTTAAGCCCTTTATGGATAAGTTTTTCATGGCGCGGATCATCCCAGGCGAAATGCACTTGCTTAGAAGTTCCATTGATGTTGAAAAAATTTACTTTCGCTAGGGCTATTGCCTGATTTTCTTTGATGTTCCTGATGTTCAATCCCTGACTGAAATTTACTTTCAATTTCATGTCTATCAATTCATCAATTCTGTCTTGCCATTGTGGATTCCCGAAAAAATCATTATCGAGCAGAACCAAGAAATCAGAACCACGCTGAGTCCAGAGTTCATCAATCGTATTAACGCCGTAGGGCTTGCCTTCCTTTTCCGGCACAACGCAGAAGCTACACCTCAACCGACAGCCCCGCTGAGTAAAACCTATATTGTGCGGGTAGTTATAGAGGGAATAATCCGGTGTAAGGTTTTCAATCTCGTCAGGCAATGACACTTTCAAATCCCAGCCCGTCCCCCCTATTGTCATTCGGCTCTCATCGAGCATTGACCTGTCGGAGAAGTTGAAAATCTTTGAGGCATAAATTTTGTCGTAATCATGCTTAAACAGTGGAGAATAAAAATCCACCGAATCACCCAAGGCCTTGTGGTGCGCCGAAAGTTTCATGAGTGCAAGATTTGGTATCTTGCTGTCAACGTCATATATTGCTACGCGCATTTAATCTCCACAAAAATAGGAGTCTAGTGGTTTTTCCAAAACCCAAGCCAATAAAACAGCCTCACAGCGTAGCCGAGAGTCTGTGCTTTGACCTAAATATCGCCACGGGGGGGAACCATCATCAAAGAAATAACCTGAGTTTTCTGAGATAGCCTTCCTTGATTGCATAACAACGTGATTACGATTTACCAAATACTCCTTGCCTTCGTGAATTACTACACCATAGGGAAGTAAATGACGCATCAATACTCTAGCTCTATCAGACTTGTTTAGCGGACGAGAATAGTTGTGAGCTATTTCGTCAACATCAAGCAAGTCGTTTGGTTTGTAAATTTCTAGGTCTTCATACACTGTTATTATCCTCTCTTTTTTGGCTTTCAACTTCAGCCCTGACCTCATTAATTCTGTCAGCTAGTTCTTCCATGATTTCCTCTAGCTTTGCTAATTTATCGACCAACGCTATAAGGCGTTCTGTTTCTTCTGCGTTCATGCTGGGCAACCCTTATTACTCAACTTGGCTGTCGTGCAATTCAACGTATTCGCCCTTTGCTTCAAGCAAAAGACCTTTATCCACAAAGAACTCATGGAGCCAATCAAGAAAATATGACATTTCCCCCTTGCTCCATTTGCTGCTGGCGGTAACGTCTATCTTAGATGCTTTGGTTTCGGGGTTAATAAGGGTGTGGACTAGGAACGGTTGCTTTGTCGCAGAGTAGCATCGCGTCTTGGTGTAACGCTTCATGCTTTCCAGCTCGATCTCGGTGCAGTCTTTTTTGAAAGTGAACTCCGCAGCTTCTCTGAGCCAAGTGTGCATAAGGGCGTTTTGGGGTAGGCCGCGCAAAGAAAAGCCCGTACATTTCATTCCCTCAGAAGAATAAGCCACACAGCAATGTCCATTATCGGTAATGATCTTCTTGACCGACTGCATTAGGGCTTCCACCTCCCTATCATTTGTTACGAACATTGAGGTGGGCATCAAGAACTGTCAACACCAAAGGAACCGCATCTAGCCGTGCTGTAGATATCGTTTAAGGAACATCCCATCGCCTCACAAATCGACAAAAGCAGATGGACTTTAATATCCCTGGACTCCAGAATTTTACCCAACCGCTGTCGAGAGATTCCTAATTTCCTGGCAATACCAGCCTGAGTAACACCCTGCGTGTTAATCACGGTTCTGATACTCACCCCAAAGTGCGGATATTGACTATGATCTATGTACTTGCTCATGATTCATCCCTATGAGGCTCTTAGAGCCGTTCTAAGCAACGATCTCTATGCACCCCTACCCCTACTACCCCCTAGAACGGTATGTCGGAAACTGGGGTCTTTTGGTGTTTTAACGTGGTCATCTTCAGAGGCCAAAGTTCCCACTCTCTCAATGTTTGGTTTAACCATGTGCCTCTTTATAAGCTGATCTCCTTCTGCCATGCTCCAATTTTTATCATCTAAGTCATCATGGATTATCGCCATGTCATCAATCAGGTCTTGAATCAGAGCGGCACTCACTACTTTTCTTGGCTCATCATCCCCAGGAAACTTCTCAGGGTCTTTTAAAATCGATCTTGGCTCAAAATGTAATGAAAGTTTTTCCCGAATTTCCCGCGCTTTTTCAAAATCAACTCGCTTCAGATTATCTTTATACCCTCTGCAAATACGATAAAAATTATCAAGCACACAATACAAGAGCCGCATATCACCTTCATGTATGGCAATCTCTTTTACTTGGTCATCACTCATAATTCCCCCTAGAATGGTATGTCATCATTGATGCCGCTTAAATCATCGTTTTTGAAGTCTGGAGCGGGTTTCTCCCTGGGGATACCAGGGGCGATCTGCTGTAAGTCTCTGATTACGACTTGGGTGGAGTAGACCTTATGGGCCATCTGGCAATCGGGAAAGGTTTTGTCGTGACTGCTAGTTTGCAGAGTCCCTTCGAGATATACCTTAGCACCCTTGGTCACATACGGGGCTATAAAAGCATCTACGATTCGCCCGAAAGCTACGCACTTGTGATATTCCGTAGATTCTTTGCTTTCCCCAGTAGTCTTGTCTTTCCATTGGTCATTTGTTGCGAGGGAAAAATTAGCAATAGCCAACCCATCTTTTGACTCGCGCACTTCAGGGTCATCAATAAGTGTTCCCACAATAATTACTTTGTTTATACCTTTCATTTCGCACCATCCCAGCTAAATTTCTCTACGCCATTGGCGATTAACATTACTGCTTCTTCTGCATGAACCGACAGAGAAGTGATTAAGTCATCATCCCTGTACAGCCTGTAGACAAAAGGCATGAGCTTTGGGTGATAGCTGAAGAAATCCCAGTAGCCTCTGCCCGTTATGTACATACTTCCTTGAAGCTGCATAATGTATTTCGTTGGCACTTTCCCGGCCTTCAGATACTCAATCTGGGTAGCTTGACGGGGGCATTTGATTTCCAGACCCCCTAGTAAGCCCCTGTCGCATCGCTTGTCGATGAGGCCATCTGGGCTGCATCCAGCTTCGATATTTGGATGTTTGATAAAATCCACTTCCCTGACATCAGTTTCGGTTATTAACTGATACATAGCCCTGGCTTCTGGCTCTAGGTTTGTACCGTTCTCCATGTCCTCGGTCACTTTGACATAAGTTGGATCGCCGGTCAGCTTTTCGGCTGTAAGCGCATTTACATAGCCCATAAAGGACGCGCTCCGCTTCCCTTGCGTAGTTAGCACCTTGTTGAATTGTGATGCACTGGGAACGCCCAGGCGCTCTCTAAGCCACGTTTCAGTGCCTTGTCCACCGCAGTCTATCTCTCTCGCGCCCCGCATCCTCATGCTTGCCCCTGCCTCTTGGCTTTTAGCATGTTGATAGCCGTGTCGAACTTGTCTTCCGGCATCAAGGAAACGCTATCAATTTTGAAATGGGCGCAAAAATTGGATTTAGCCGTGTTTGTCTCTTTCATTAAGTCAATAATTTGACGCGCTTGCTCGGGGGTTATGGTAGCCGCCTTTTCTGGAACAGCCTGTATCCCCTCTGGCCTTTCAAAGTCATCAGCTTCATCTTCAGAATAAACGTGACCATGAAGACCAACCAGTTTAAGAATGACGCGATCTTTGGCTCGTTTCTCTGCCATAGCGTAGGGGTAGGCGTTCTTATTGTTATAAGGTGCGGCCTCACCGAATGACCATTCTGACTTGTCACCTAAATGTCCGGTGACAAAAATGGCTACGTTTTTTTGGCTTATCTCGCTTTCCACAATAGTCGGAGAATCAAAAACAATGCCTTTATGGGCTGCTACGCGCTCCAAGGCTTTGTGCAGCATGACAGTCGTGCCATGACAATCCCAGGTAGAACCCTTAACAGTTAAACCTATTTCCGTTAAAATCTCTGTTACAATTTTTGGTATATCACTCATTGGGCTTGTCCTCCAGTAGATTCAATCGTTGGTGGACAATTTCTAGCTGCCGGTGCTGTTCCCTCAGAATTTCCTGCATTTTCTCGACAACATCTACTAAACTTTTAATGTTTTCTTCCATAATCTTCTCCTGATTGATATTTGATTAGTTTGATTACCCTTGAACCGTCCCTCTTCCCGTCATAAAACACCAACCCTCTCTTATGTAACTCGTTAGGACGGCTTGACAGGCTGCTGGGGCGCTTTTCAGGGTGAGCCAGTTGCATCTCCTTGGTTGTTATTCCCCGCGCTCCTGCTGCCTCTATGAGGCTTAGGACGTATTGCTGCATTTGACCCAGTTTACCCGCAACCTTATGCGCTGCTGCTTTGCTAGTTTCTGGGTCTAAGGATCGGGCTAGTTTGCTTTCGGGTGCAAATAACCAAGAAGTTTTGTAAATTGACATTATGACTCCCCCTTTTCATCGCGAACCACAATTTGGATGTTCCAGATTTTGCGGGTGTCGCTGAGTTCACCTAGATGTTTTTCGACCATGTCCAGCACTTGGGCGCAATAAGGCTCTGTCTGAGTCATCACCGGATGGTGAATTAGATCGTAAAAAGCCTGGGCATCTGTGCCTGACAGATTCATTGTCGTGAATTCGCTACTCATTTAACGCACCCCCGTCATACATTTCCGAGCATCCTTCTCGTTGTCGAAATAGTGGCCCGAAACAAAGTGCGGCTGGTCTGACTCGCTGTCCACTAATAACCACACCACGTATGGGTGAAAGTGGTGGCCCGTGCGCTTAACCAGCACCACCACTGAGGCATAATTGCCTGGGGCAGCGGGTTCATATCCGTCGAAATGGAGCAAAGTACCGCCGCCAATTTTTTCTAATGCGTGTGTAATATCAATGGGCATCGTCATCTCTCCCGTAGTCCTGGCGATACGACTCTTCTTCAGCAGCGTAGGCTTCTGCAATGGTCGCTTCTTCTCTCTCAATTACTAACGGCAGATAGCCACGCAACGACTTGTCAACGTGAAGGGCCAGAGGATGAGATGGATTGTCCTTCGAGAACGAGACAAGGAGCTGTTCCAGTTCAGAGCTGTCATCGCCAACCCACAGTGCTTGAGTGAGGAATTCACTGTCTGGCTTGCAGAGAACCTCTAGCAATTCGTTTTCGAGGGCTTTGCTGGGAGCGACAATGCACTCTTCGGTTTTATCCCAAAGGTCAGTGGCATTATCGCGTAGCAAGTCTTTGAAGGTGTTGGCAAGCAAGGGTTTGAGATCGAAGATGCTGGATTCATCGCCGAATAGGGCTTTCCAGTTTTTTTCCAAATCTGGGAAATAAACGCTGGTGAGGGTTTTCTTGACGTTGGACATGATAACTCCTTACTAAATTGATTAATTGAATGTATCACATATAGATTACATTGGTATATCTTTTTATTTACTGACAAGCTCTAGGCCATATTAGTCTTATGATGGGTTATGGGACACCGCATCATTACGCCACTTTAGATTGTCTATTCACTAGCCTATTGGCAGAACCATTGTCATCCGTAACAGTTGGTCAACTCCCGCTGTGTCCCGTTTTCCTGCTGTGTTCCTCTGGCCTTACGCCAAGAACGCTCCCCATCAGTTGCGAGCTAGTTGCATAGGTTCCAGGCTTAAAGCCCCTGTAGGCATAATCATTGAGTTAATAGCGTCAATAAATTGACGTTTAGCGGTCAAGAATTCACAACACCGCCAAAAAGTCGGCGGTATTGCCCCTTATTGGGCGTTATAGGGGTTGACAGAGATAGGGGAGGTAGTTAGGGTGTCACTGTCGGTAACACTCGATCACATTCCACTATCGGCTGTGTAGCTATTGCTCAAATAGCACCGACAAAACCAAGGTACAGCAAACCCCTGTTAGCTGCAAACCTTTTAGAATTGCCCCTTAATCGGGGCTTTTCTTTTAATTAATCCCAGTGACCTATTAAACACGTTAAGACCTATTAACGTAATTGCCGCTGTTATTTATGGTTAGCGTGTGGCGATGCCGTACCAGTTGAGAATGACCTTGCTACACGTATCTTGGTACATCGTGACAACGTGTTCGTTACAGTTGCCGTTCTGCAATACCGTTGCTGCGTGGGTCAATGTCATCACCATATAGTTATACTCGACATGCCACTCTTTTGTTTGCTCCGTATTTTTCAGGAACCAGGGGAACATCTGTTTTACTGTCTTACTTAATGGCATCACAAGTGCCTAGAGGCCAACCAAATTCCCCTTCGGTTATTTCCCAAAGCTCCATCATTTCCTGGCAGTGGGTAATATCGTTCTGTAGGTCTGTAAGACCCATACCAGACACAGCTAGATAAGCTGCTACCATAAAGATTACAGCCAGAACATAGCCAGTATTTCTTAACCGTCTACCGTCATTCATTGTGACAAACCCCCATAAATGTTAATATAAACAACAGTTTATACCCCGAAAGCCCTCAATTAAGAAGGCTCGGGTTTGCTCTTTAACAATGCGGTTAGCCAGTGGCTATTAGGGTAGCTACATTACTATCTCAAACTGGATTTTATCCATATCATAAGGGCTATCTGGCTCCCAAATTTTATTGTCGGCGCTATACCATACGCGCCCGTCTGGGTCGGCATCATGAAACTTCACGATTTTCCTACCATTGCGTCCGATTTCCTTGTAGCAGTCTAGGCAGTTGCCCGAGTCAGTTACTATAAATCTGATTTTGATTGTTTTCATTTATAGTAAGTCCTCGTTGTCTAAGCACCATTTGGCGAATTCCTTATGAGTAAAGGCAATCTCTTTTTTGTTGCTTTTAGCCATCGTAGTACAGAAGACATGCTGCCATTCTTCTGGAAATCGCTTGAGGTAGGTAAAGAATGGAGTCATAGCTGCTCTATCTATCCGCATGACTGCCCCATAAAGCAAGACAGCACAAGCACCGGCATCTACTGGTACTTCAGCAGTGGCAGGGGTCTTAAGGATAGACTCCCAAGCAGGTAGTTGATCTTGATACTCAACAAAGGCTTGCAAGTCTCGCGCTGCTGCTTCACCTACTGCACCCGTCATCGCGTGGATGAAGGCATCATCATCGCCTATCTTTTTACGGGCTGTGACGATGTAAGAAACTCGCTCAAGTGAGCGCGGTGAAACAAAGGCTTTCTGCACTCGTTTAGGATTGAAAATGTAGGGGTTCTGTTCCTGATCTCCATCCAGATAAGATGCAAGTGCGTGGGGAGTACGTTGTACCCATGCCATGACTACAGGAGCAATGGCATTATCCGTTGCCCATAACAACCATTCGTCAGCAGTGGGTTTACTTACGTGTAGTTCGATAATCCTATTGCGACTATGCGCTTTCAGACTATCGCCTACGTTGTCACTTCCCAGATTCCCGGTCATGAATACGAGAGAGTCAGGATGGATACTGACATCCCCTAAGCGTGGCATATTCACTTCCAGCATAGGATGAAGCATATTCTTGACAGGCTCCGCTCCCTTGGTGAATTCATCCAAGCAAATAATTACAGGTTCATTCAGATGAATTTTGAATCTGGCATTAGGATAATAGTGGGTAGTCTTGGTTTCATGATCTATAACGGGCATTGCTGTATCACCCAAATCCAGATTAGGTACATCCACCATTGATACTGGGTACTGGGTTATGGCCTGTAACATCTTAACTATAGATGATTTACCAGTGCCCGGTTCCCCTACTACGTTGTACCTGTTCTTTGGCGTAGCCACTATAGTTTTCACTGCTTGTTGCAGTGTTACGGTGCTTCCAAAATCTATTCGTTGTTCCATATCTTTGTCCTCTAAGTTATTAACAATGTTAATTGATGGGTACTTCATTTCTCCCAGTAGTCGTGCAGTCGTTCACGTAGGCGGCTTTTCGCCTTGTACTTCTCAGCCAGTGGATTAGCAGGAAACGGCGGGTCAAAATAGCACCCGAATACATCCGCATCCCCCGTTTTGATTCGATGTGGTTTAGCTTTCAATGTCGCCGAAATCAATCCCGAGCGAATCTGTATATACAGCAGTAAATAGGATTTCCCTTCACGGTCATAGATAGTGCCCTTCGCGTGTACTATCGAATCGTTGGTCTTGCGTTTTAAGATACGAGTTGTCATAACCGTCAGCTCCAGGCCATAAAGAGTAATACCCCTAACGCAACAGCCATAGCAAGTGTAGCCGTGGCCGCCGCGATCTCTAAACGTCTTTTACGTTTATGCACTCGTTGCTTGCCTTGCTCCAGCAAGCGAGTGTAGTCCTCCATGTCACGCCTATAATCTTGCATCATCATTGCCCTCCGCTAGTTTCCTTCCATGCGTCTACTTGCATAACCCTAAAGCCATTCGCTCTCCACATATCTACAACTGATTGCCTATCGTCGAATATGCACAGGACATCATCGGGCGTTAACTCCAGTGCCTGAGCCATATCCCATTTAACTATTGTGTCCGGTCGGCGATCACCTTCGGGGCGCATATGTAAGTGATGCTGCCACTCCTCCGGGTCGCCAGCACCTAGATACTGTTCATAGTCTGACCAGCTCAGTGTTATGGGTACATGCTTCTC